CTAATCTTTTTACTAATGTTTTAGAAGGGAATTTACCAAGCAATGGTATCACATTATTTCTAACAGCAATTGCATCAAATACACCTTCTAGTGTGTAGTCAAATGCTAGTGAGAATCTGGGTTCTTCGGACAGGTTGGGTGCCACTGAGTGCTTCAATCTCGATGGAAATAATACTATTGTGCCATTTTTACACTCTACGTTAGCACGATGACTGTTGCGATTGTTCTGTTCTGTATAATTTAATACAGTAAAGTATCTACCGAAAGGTCCATCTTTGTCATCATAAAATTGTATGCGTCCCTGTGTATCTTGAACAGCAAGATAGTAGACACCACTAATCAATGAGTTAGAGTGATGATGAATTGATGTGTAATCTCCTTTGTCATTTCTATTCAACCATGCACCATGACATTGCATCTTATAACTTTTACTCAAACCCATTTCGTCATAAATGTACTTCTCTACATGAGTTTGT